CCAGAATGATTGTGGTGCCAGAATGATTGTGGTGCCAGAATGATTGTGGTACCAGAGTGGCTCCGTGGCTCAATCTAACATTTCCTAACCTATTCTGAGCCTCTCAGTCATATAAACTATTATCGCAAGGATTTGAACGCGATACGAGTCACGGGATTAAGCCAAACAGGCTCAGAGTCATTCAATTCATTTGTTAAAGCCTGTTAACACGCCGGCTTAGAGGCTCGCAGGCTCGTGAGGTGAGGGATGAAAGCAGTTAGGCCCCTGGCGCGGTGCCGGCGTGCCCCTATATATAGTATATAGAGCCATGTCCATAGGCAGAAAAATTTTTTGGCTTCAAATCATTCTCGCAAATTGGGATTCAAATCATATATAAGTATGAGCAAGGCCCAGAGGCTCATAAATTCTCATTCTCGCATACATTCTCGCAAATATCTATCTAGGCCCTTAGACTTAATAGGGAATTGACAAAATGACATTCTCGCAATAAAGAAGTGAACGCCCAGAAATAATTTTCAAAGAAACAAAATAAACATGCAAAATCAAAGGGAAGTTTCTCAATAACTGATTGATTTTCAATAAATTAGGCTTTAATAAACAATATAAACAATAAATATATAGGAGAGATAAAATAGATTTGAAATAGTGATATGTGAATAGATAGACTTATCACATATCACATATCACAGTATAAGACTTCATAGAAGAGTTAAGGATGATTGTTTCTATGCCCTTTAATTTCTATTCACTAATTAAATTTAATAAACTATTGATTTTCAATTAGTTTTATTTTGTGAAGTAGAAACACGAAAAACAAAAGCCTAATTTTCTATTCACTGATTAAGATACATGCCTAAATACTTGTGAAGTATGATATTAATATGTTAATTATTCACTAATATAAAAAATGTTAATTTTTAATTTTTAGTCTGTGAGAATTTTTACTTATCAGCCTTTATGACTATGTTTGCAAAAACATTAAAAATATGCACATGATACGAATAGGTAAATACAAGTACTTGGTAGACTTACAAGAAGGTTCTAATATTGAATCTGTAAGTGCTTATTTTATACTAGAATTTGAATATGATAACAAGTTCTATGTTGGCTGGACAGGAGAAACTAATGCTGTTTCTGTAAAGAATAAAATAGATAGGCTTATATACAACGCGTTTCACAACGTCTCATGGTTATGCAAAAATAATCCGGACCTTGTAAAAGCCATAGTAGAAAGCAAATATATAACAGCGACAACAGAAGAAATTCCTTTTAATGCTTTATCGCTACCAAATGGCTTGTTAAACGTATATTCAAGAATGTATGAGTTGATAGATGAGTATAGTGCCTATGCACCATACGGGCATAATATAATAAATAGTCTAAATAAATGTGTGGCAGAAAAAGCAATTATACCAGGATACGCTGCAAAATGGGAAATACCAGACACAATACGTAAATCAGGAACAGACACTATACATAGTTATCCACATAGGGCTGTGTATCAGTATACTAAGATAGCAGAAAATACATATAAATTCTATAAAAAGTGGGATTCTATAAGAGAATATGTAAATTCAGTATCTACAAAAATCAATCCGAGCGCTATATATATGTGCTGTAATGGCCAGCGAAGAATAGCATACGGCTCTGTATGGAGATTTAATAATACAGATGATATAATAACAATAGAACCAGACCTTAGAAAAGCGACCGAATATAGGCAGTTGCAAAACCAAATAAAAAAAGATGCAATACTAGAAGAAAAAAGTAAAACTATATTAGATAAACAACAAAAGTATAATAATCAATATGAAAACAGATAAAATAGCACAGAAATTAGCAGATATATTGCCATCACGCCCAGCAGTTCCTGGAATGTCTAATCCAGACACATCCAAACTCGTAGAACAAGAGGCCACGCGCATCAAATCAAAACAAGATGCAAAAGAATTGGCTCGTATTAAGTATCTTGAAAAGCAAAAGCTTAAAAATCTTCAAGCCAAACAAGAAAAACGCCAATTGTTAGCAGAAGAACTCGGTGTGGAAGAAATACCAGATGGCCAAACTGAACTTCAAGCCAAACGCATCGTAGAGCAGCAAAAACGAGTTGAGGCTATTGAGGCACTTGAGGCTCAGACTGTAGAGCCGCTTAAAGCAACTGAGTTAGCAGAACGCCATGACTCGGGCAAAGGCTCATACTCATCAGCTATACGCTCAGCGCTTCAGCTACAAGGAGCATCAAGGCCTGAAATAACAAAGCTTCTTACTAGCCTTAATATAAACTTAAGTGTTCAGCTTACAAAGCAAGACACGGCTAACTTATTGGCGTGTTTATTGACTTGTAATGAAAGCCAGCTTCAGGCTCTTATGAATAACAAGAAAATACCTGTTGTAGTCAAAACAGTTATTAAGCGCCTCATAGAGGATATGAAACTCGGCAATATAGAAACAGTTGAGAAGCTTTGGGACCGTATATTCGGTAAAGGTCAAATGCAATTGAACCTGCCCGAACAGCAACAACTCCAAACCGGTATTCTTCCTAATGTGCCTGTAAGTCGTGAAGCGTATCTGATTATACGTGAAAACTTAATAAAGTAAAATATAGCAATGAAGTCATTAAAAGAAATGCAAGAAACAGCACTAGATGCCACAAAGCCCGGAACTGTAAATCCTGTAGAAATGTTACGTCTTGAGGCTCTTACGTCATTTGAAAAGTATACTAAACTAATGTTTAAATGTCAATATAAACGCTCATTTATAGTAGCAGAGCACCATAAGAAAATGTTCGAAGTATTACAAGATGTTGTAGATGGTAAAATTACCAGATTGATTATCAATATCGCTCCACGCTATTCTAAAACTGAGGTTGTTATAAAATCATTTATCTCATGGGCCTTCGCCTTAAATCCGCGATGCCGATTTTTGCACTTGTCTTATTCAGATATACTCGTGAATGATAATTCTGAAACAATCAGAAATATTATGCAAGAAGAGCTTTATAAGACTCTTTTTCCCAATTCGACTCTTGCGTCTGAGAAAGGCTCAGCTAAGAGATGGAAAACTAAAGCAGGCGGAGAGCTTTATGCCGTATCAACCCAAGGCCAAGTAACAGGTTTTGGTGCTGGAAATGTAGATGCCGACCCAGAGATAGATAAAATGGACGGAGGTAACGACGTATTCGTATTTGATGACCACACGAATGAAATGCTTAAAATGATAGATGCTAAAACCAATATATTTCAAGGCGCAATTGTAATCGATGACCCCCTGAAAGCCGATGATGCAGCATCTGACCTTATACGAGAGCGCATAAATCAACGCTTCGAAAATACAATACGTAACCGTGTTAACTCGCGTAGAACGCCTATCATTATTATAATGCAAAGATTACATGAGCATGACCTCTGTGGCTATTTGCAAGAGATAGAGCCAGATACATGGACTGTTTTATCACTTCCAGTTATACAAACAGACCCTGAGACAGGAGAAGAACATGCTCTTTGGCCAATGAAGCACAATCTTGAGGAGCTATATAAACTACGAGAGATTAACCCGGTAGTATTTGAGACGCAGTATATGCAAAATCCAATTCCTACTGAGGGCCTTATGTATCACGAGTTTAGAACATATCAAAATATAGAATTGCCATCAGGCTCTAAAGCTAATCAAAGATGGTGTTACGTTGATACAGCTGATACTGGCTCTGATTATTTATGTGCAATTTGCTTTATAAATACTCCAGAAATGCTATATGTAATTGATGTGCTATACACACAACTGCCCATGGAAAAAACTGAAGTAATGTTGGCTAAAATGCTCACAGAAAATAGTATAACAGAATGTCTGATAGAGTCCAATAATGGCGGTAGGCAGTTTGCTAGAAATGTAAAGCGTATTACAAGAGCTACTTTGCATAATTTCAAAACAGCCATAAATACTTTTACACAGACAAAAAATAAAGCTGCTCGTATTTTTTCAAATTCAGCTCTTGTTAACTCAGATGTAGCGTTTCCAGAAAATTGGGATAAAAAATGGCGTGAATTCTATAATGCTATTACAACTTATCGTAAAGATAATAAGCGAAGGGCTGCTCATGATGATGCACCAGATGCATTAACTGGAGTAGTAGAAATGCATAGTAGAAAAGCTGGAAGGAAGAAAATATCATTGAGAAATTGAGTTAAAATTCATATTCTCGCATTATTCTCGTAATTTCTGGGCTTCTAATTATATATAAATGATTAAATCATAAGCCTTGAATGAACATAATGCGAGAATATGAAATAAAAATACCTCTGTAAAAAATGTTAAAAGCGGTACAACTTATAAAGAAATTTAGTATATTTGCACTGTGGAGAAGTTAATTCGAAGCAAAAATACAGGTAATTCGATGCAAGTTAAGGGTAGCTGCTCGGTAGTATTAACATTAAAAATATAAAGAACAATGGGATTAAATTGTGGATGCCCTCTTGGCGCACATATTGCGGACCTCACAATTGAGGAATGCAAGGAAAGTATGGGGCAAATTCAAAAAGTTGCATTCCAGCGTATCTATAAGACTGCTGGAGAGTTGAACTCTGTCGCAGACCCGACTAAGAAAGCATCGTTTGCCACTTTGTTTTCTGCAGCCGATGGTACTAAGATGACAGTGTCGCCTTATATTCAGAGTCCTGCTACAGAACCTGGAGCAGCTCGTACATTCGGTAGTGGAAACCAGACGCTTGGAGGTATTCCTATTACAATTGGTCGTGAGCCGACAACGTTCTCTGCCACTATCTATCAGGAAAATCAAAAAGTTATTGCACAGATGAAGCAGTATCAATGCGAAACCATCGGTGTGTGGCTTATTGATGAGAATGGTAACATTGGCTGTTTGGTAGATGACCTTGATGAGCCTACTAAGTACATGCCTATTCCTATTTACAGCTTCTTTGTAGGTGATAAGTCACTTGGCGGGTATGAAGAGCCTGATAGCAATGCTATTAGCTGGTCTTTTGTTCCTAACTGGAGTGATAAGTTCTACATTATCAGGCGTGAAACTTTGGACTTTAACCCGTTGACTGATTGGGTTAACGTAGCTTCCGCTGGAGCTTAAAAAATTTCAGCTATGAGTGTAAGAAAGAAAAAAGAACAAACGGTAACGCTGGTTGTGCCTAAGCATAATATCAAGCAAGAGTTCGGCCTTCAACACGCAGAACGATTGCTTGATATGGGCCCAGCCCTAAACGGCGGGTGGGAACTGCCTCAAGATAGTAACTATTATTACGACGAAGAAAATGGGCTTAGAGTTAAATCAGATAAAGCAAATTCTGCAAAAACCGTCTAAAAGACAGGTTATTCAGAAAGCTGTAAATATGCAGCGCCGTCTTAGGTTCCATACTGAGACGAATATTGCTGTATCTGATATTAACCAACCTACTACCATATTCTTAGATTGGGTAAAGCATCTGCTTCCAAAAGATAAGTTCAACATATTCTTGCAGTTGTTCAAATTTCCATTGTCCACACCTGCTGTAGTTGAGGACGTCTATAGAGAACTCGAAAGAGTTTTCTATAGCCGTAACTCATCTAGCTCATATCAATTCACGGACTCAGAACTCGCTGAAGATTGGTCTCAGTATCGTAAGAATAATCTTAATGAGCCCGAAGTATGGAAAACTACCGCTTGGAAACGAATGCAAGTATCTCCAAACAGTATACTTGTTGTTGACCTTCCGCTAGTACAAATTTCCGTTCGGCCCGAGCCATATTTTTATTGGCTTGAAATTGACTTTGTAATTGATTATGAGCTTTCTAAGCAAGATGAGAATTTGTTTAACTGGCTTATTTTTAATCAGCCAGAGCATAGAATAGCAGTATTTGATGATACTAGCATTAGGATTTATCAGCTTAATGAAAAGAATGAAATTCAATCATTAGTTTCTGAGGCTCAGCATGATTTAGGATATTGTCCCGCAAGATTTTTTTGGTCAACGCAGTTAAACGAGAAAAATAAAGACCTTAAAAAGAATCCAATTACAAAAGAGCTTTCCAATTTGGACTGGTATTTGTTTTTTGCTCTGTCTAAACAGCATCTTGACCTTTATGCGCCATATCCTATTTATAGTGCTTATGAGGCTGACTGTAATTTTGAGAATAGCGAAACTGGTGATTACTGTGACGGAGGCTTTTTGCGCAATACTAAAGGAGAGTATAAGATACTTAACGATGGCACCGTGGAGAAATGCCCTTGTTGCAGTGAAAAAAGAATAGCTGGACCTGGTTCATTCTTAGAGGTACCTATACCTAATCAAACTGAGGGAGTCGCTGATATGCGTAACCCTGTTCAGATTACTACTATAGATAAAGACTCGCTTGATTATAATGTCAACGAGTGTGCAAGACTTAAAAATGAGATTGTTATTTCTGTAGTTGGTTCTGGAGGTACTGTAAGTGAAAAAGAAGCCATAAACGAAACGCAAGTAACTGCTAATTTTGAAAGTAAGACTTCAGTGCTAAACGCTCTCAAGACTAATTTTGAGTTAGCGCAGAAGTTCATTGAAGATACTGTTTGCAAACTCAGATATGGAAATGCTTTTATATCATCTTCTGTAAACTGGGGCACAGAGTTTTACGTTTTTACTGTAACAGAGCTTTATTCTAAGTACAAACAAGCAAAGGAAAATGGAGCATCCAACTCAGAACTAGATGCAATATCACAACAAATTCTTGAAGTTGAGTATCGCAACAATCCTTTGGTACTTCAGAGAATGCTGATTTTGAAACAGTTAGAGCCTTATCCGCATAAAACCTTGGATGAAGTATTAAAACTGTATGAAAAAAAGTTAATAGATGAAAAATTGGTAAAACTTAAAATAAATTTTAGTACTTTAGTCGACAAATTTGAACGTGAAAACATTAATATAATTGAGTTTGCTTCAAATAGGCCATTAAGAGAAAAAATTGATATAATAACAAATAAACTTTTAGAGTATGTTACAAAAAATGACACTACAGGAACTGCAGAATAGCACTGTTGACGCACTTAAGCAGGCTCATATTGCAGCTAAAGCACATCAAGCTGGCCTCCAGAAGCTTAAATCAAGCAAAGATAAGGGGTGGACAGAAGCAATGCAAGAAGACCTTGATGCTACAGCTCTTTATATTGTAGACATTGAGGATGTTCTCGAAGAAAAAACTTCATCTACTAGCAATGGTGAATATGAGCCAAAAGCTGGTACTGAAAAGCTTGTACATCTGTCGATTGTAAAAGGTCGCCGCTTTAATCCTATGACAGGAAAAGAAGAAAGCAAGCCGTGTACTCAGTTATTTACATTTGCTGAGTGGCAACTTTTCAAAAAGAATTTCAAAGGTCTCGGCTATTCTATAATGAAAGTATTGCATGACCCGTACGGAGAGGCAAAAGATTTTGTTGCAAAAGAAAATTAAAAACTTAAAATATCAAAGCTATGTTAACAATTGAGATGCTACGACAAAATTCAGCATTAGCTGGTCTCTCTGATGCTCAGCTTACAGCAATCGCTGAAATGTCAAGAAATGATGAAAATACGGTAATTGGTACTAAAATTGGTGCTTTGCATGGACAATATGATACCGATATTTTCAATGCTACTGGAGTAAAAAAAAGAGATGGTGAAAAGAGCTATGATTACGCTAAGCGCGTACTCGGCGAATATAAAACAAAAGCTGAGTCTGTAAAAACAGTACAAGCAGAGCTCGATGCAGCTAATGCTAAAGTAACTGAGTTGCAGACAAAGCTCGAGAAAAATGCAGGAAATGAGGAGCTTACTCAGCAGCTTAAAGATGCTAAAGCTCAAGTTACTCAGCTTCAATCTAAGCTTAAAACTGAGCAAGATAACTACAAAACAAAAGAAGCTGAATTTAACAAGCAACTGAAAGATGTACATGTAGATTATGCTTTTCAAGCTGCTACTACAGGTCTTAAGTTCAAAGCTGGTATTACTGAGCCTATTCAGAAAACACTGCTTAATGCAGCAAAAGCTGAAATTTTGGCAAAAGGTACACCTGATTTTGTAGAAGATGGTCAAGGAGGTAAGAAACTTGTTATTCGAGGAGCTGATGGAAATATCCTTAACAACCTGAAAAACAATCTTAATCCTTATACTATTTCTGAGCTTGTTATGGAAACATCTTTGAAAGATGTAATTGATGCAGGTCGCAAACAAACAGGTGGCGGTACAGGAGGTTTTCAGAGACAAGGTGGTCAAGGAGGAACACTTGATTTGACTGGAGTAAGAACTCAGCTTGAAGCAGACAAAGTAATTGAAGCTCATCTTCTTGCAAACGGCTTAACCCGTGACTCTTCAGAGTTTGGAGAAAAGCTTACAGAAATAAGAAATGAAAACAACGTGGCAACTTTGCCAATAAGATAAAAAGGCACGTCCTAAAAAGAAGAGAAATTAAAAAATGCTATTAGGCGTAAAAGGGTAATGCACCATATAGCAAAATGTTTAACAAATTAAAAACTAAAAATTATGAGCTTAGTATTAACTCGTATTCAGAACACTCTTGCTAATTCCAGATTGGATAAGTATGAGTATCGTGCAAGTAGGTACGGCGCGCTCGATGCTTTTATGGTGCAGTCGAATGACCCTACAGGTATTTTAACCCTCGAGTTGAAAGAGAAGGCCCGTACTTCTATCGGTACCACTCTTCAAACTCCAGTAATTGACTATGACGCAGATATTACTATCGGTAATACTCGTTCTTTGACAATTGCTGATAGTGAAAACACTTCTCAATTTGTTGACATTACATTTGCTACCTATTCATGGGGCTTTACTATTGCTCCGGCAATGTACATGAACAATGAAATTGGTATTCAGCGTGACTTTGATACTAAGTTGATGAAGTATGCATATGCTGTAGCAAAGAAACTTGATGAAGCTGCTTTGGCTATTTTGGCTGCAGATAAAACTCATATTCTTAAGAACAAGCTGTTGTATGATTTTTCAACTAATGCATTGAATGCGAAGTGGACAGAGCGTGAGAACGTATTTGGCGACCTTGAGGTACTTATGGGAGCAAATGACTTCTATGGCCAGTTGCATATCATTGGCGACCCTGGAGTTGAGAGCATCATGCGTAAGCTGCAACAGCATGGCTTGTACAATGATGTAAACAAGCAGAATGAGTTTGGTAATAAGATTATTCACTTGACGAACAACCTTGCAGCAGCTGGTGGTAAATACGCGCAGGGTTATGCCGTGAATGCAGGTTCGCTTGGAATGCTGTTGCGTTATGAACGTGATTGCTTGCTTGGAACTGTTTCAGGTGACGGTCATGAGTGGGGTATTGCTACTTATCCTGTTATTAATATGCCTGTTGGTACGTACTTCTACGACTCTGTAGGAGACTATAGCGCTATTGCAGGAGCTGCTACCGCTGATATGACGCGTACTCGTAAGGAACATTACGGATTTGCAGTTGATGTAGCGTTTATCACTGCTTATAACAGTGATAGAGCTACTTTGCCTAGTCCTATTCTTTCATTTAATGTTTCTAGCAAAGATGCAGTTTATGCTAAGCCTGTGGTCGTTGTCAACTCTAAAGACAATCCGGTTAACACTAAGGAGGCCTCTGCAGGAGTTGGAGGATGATAAACCGATAGCAAATCTTTGAGTTGTTATTAGCTTTGGTAGGAGGCACACTGAGCCACTAGGCGATAGTGGCCTCCTATTTTTCATTAAAAATTAAGAATTATGGTTAGAGCCAACGATATACAAGAAAAGCTGTTACATCTTATTGGGTGGGAGCAGAATTATGATACATCAGGCTTAAAAATATCTGATGCTTTAACCGTGAGTGAAAGTGGCCTATATTTTCAACAAATTCATCCTTTGCTGACTTTGCAGAATATGTCATGTATTGCTCCGGATTTTAAGAATATCACTTTTCCAGAATACAATTCTGAAAAGGAATATAGCAAAGGCAATGTGGTTGATTATCAAGGAACACAATATAAAGCGCTTCAAAAAGCACAAGGAAAACAGCCTGATATTGAGTCTGAGTATTGGGTTGAAACCAATTTATTTTCTGAATGGCTTGAGAGCAAAACAAAAGCAAGCATTCAAAAGGCTATTGCTAGATACTGCAATGAAAAAACGGTAGAAGGAACAAACAAGCCATTATGCGAAAGTCGTACTTTGTTTGATGGAACAGGTAGATTAGTAGATACTGTAAAGAATAAGAAAAACCTAGTTGGCTTTGAAATTGTACCAGTAAGAGCAAAAGGTGTAACCACAAAAATAAATAAAATATGCCTTCAGTTTACTAAAGCTGGAGAATATATTTTGTATCTTATGCATTCAAGTATGGATGCTCCAGTAAAGATTATAAAGCTTAATAAGATACGAGATAATAGTGCTGAATGGTTTACAGTCGATGACCTCTATTTGCCATATCAAAGTGAAGATAATGATGCAGGAGGAAGTTGGTATTTGTGCTATTTTCAGTCTGAACTTCCAGAGGGAAGCCAAGCTATCAGAAAAGATAAAGACTGGTCAAAAGAGCCCTGTGGCTCATGCTCGCGTAGAGAATTACTTGCTTGGATGGCATGGTCTAAATATCTTGAAATTCATCCATTCTTCGTAAATGAAGAACTTATAAGTATAGAAGACGAAAGCTTACATTTGTGGGATGTTGAAAACAATCAATATACCTATGATAATAACTACGGATTAAACTTAGAAGTTACTGTAAGCTGTGATATTACAGACTTTATAGTTGAGCAGAGAATGATGTTTCAAGATGTCATAGCTAAGCAGGTAGCCGTAGATATGTTACGTGAATTTGCATACAACTCTAATGTAAGAACAAATAGGCATTCAATCAATGCTTCTCGACTTGATATACTATATGAGGTAGATGGTGACTCTTCATCTATGAAAAAATCAGGTTTAAGTTATCAGCTAGATATGGCTTTTAAGGCCATTAAACTAAGTACTTCTGGAATTGATAGAGTATGTTTGCCATGCCGAAACAATGGCATTAAATATAGAACTGTATAAGTATGACTGTAAAACGATATAATGCGACACTTCGTAACCTTGAATATCGATTAAGAGCATTCAAGGATAATTTACCTATGTATCTTGAAGATATTGTGCGTGACAAAGAAGATGTAATAGTATCAGCTATAGCAGATGACCAGTTATATCGTCGTGGTATCAACGGTAGAGGTGAAAAGATAATGGATTATATGCCATATAAGCCTAAAACCATACAAATAAAAAAGAAAAAAGGTCAGCCTACTACAAGGGTCACATTGCGAGACACAGGTGCTTTTCATGAGTCTATGTTTGTAGTATTTGACTCAGAAGGTTTTTATGTGACCGCAAGTGATGAAAAAACACCTGAGCTTATTGAGAAATATGGTGAAGAGATTTTTCGCTTAACGGATAAAAACTTTACCAGAATAGTTCGTTCTCATATAAGAAAAGAATTAGTTAAACGATTAAAACAGGCAATAAGGAAATGAAGGAAAACTCAGTACAAATAAGATTTAAGGAAGACCCTGTATTGCTTGATAAGATATTACAGGATATGCAAAAGTCACTTATGAACAGACTTAAGTGGCTTAATTATGCATTTGGTAGAGCATATAAGCTCGTAGAACACAGGCCAGACGGTAATAAGTTTATATACCCTGCAATGTATAATGGCAACGGAGAATATGTGTCGCTTTTACCAAATGATAACTTTGGCAATTTTTCATGGTTTGATATTTATGACCCACAAAAGATTACTGAAGTAGTTCAATCATTGCCACAATACACTTTCAGCGGGGCCATTATATTCTGGTATGACCTTAGTAGCATTTATGAAGATGAAACTGTTATGCATACAGAAGAAGTAAAAGATGAAATTATGCGAGTATTAACTACTCCGGGTCTTATTACTACGACTGGTAAGCTTGTTATAAATGATATATATGAGCGCTTTGAAAATATATACAAAGGCTATTCAATAGAGAAAATCTATAATAACTATATTTATAAAGGAGAAGGTATACAAGATATTGATAAACAATTCTTTATGTACCCTTATGCAGGAATACGAATTGAATTTACTTTAACAACTAGAGAATTATGTCAACGGTATATTTTATAACAATGCTTTCGGCTTTAATATATATAGCTTTAGCAGCAGCATTTGCTATTTTGCTAATTGGAAAACTCGGTGTGCGCGATGAGATAATCACCAGAGCTCCTAAGCTTATTTCTCAATTATTTGATTGTGACTTTTGCTTAAGCTTTTGGACGTCGCTTATTCTCGCTATCATTCTCGCTATTTTCTTTAACGAGATGAGTATTATATTTATTCCTATCATATCAACCCCTATAACGCGAATTTTAATATGAAAAACCTGATAGTAAATAAAAAAGTCGTACGGGTATATGACAGCATAGATGAAATGCCCATTGTAAATTTCCAGAAGTACAATAAGTATTTGCTTATAGACTCTGGAATTGGCTCAGACGCAGATGATATTGATGCCCATATAACCCGTGTTGCTAAATTCATTAAAAGCAATAATGCCAAAAAAGCTTTGCAAGAACTGCAAAACATGAGGCAAAATATGTATATGGTGAACAACGAAATTTCACCGAGGTACTTAGCTTTTGCAGCTCTTATCCACAGCATAGACGGTGAAGAAGTTAATGATTTGTCAGATGATGGACTTAAAAATATATTGGCCAGGCTTAAAGAAATAAAGCATTCAAAGATTATAGACTTTTTGACTTGGCTTAAAAAAAAAGTAACCACCGAACTTGAAATGTACTTTCCAGGAGATTTTGTAAATCCAAAGGAAAAAGATGCATACGATAAGTTAAAGCAAAGAACACTTCTTGTGTTGGACTCTATGATAAATGACACAGATAACTCTGAACAGATAGAAACCATAGATATGATAATGCTTAATATGCATTCTCCAAAATCATACATAGGAAGTGAGTCTGTTGAAATAAAATATGATAAGCAGTTTGAAAGTACTTGCCTTTTGATAGCTCAAAAAACAAGTATGGATGCTAAAAATATGACAGTACTTCAATTCTATAATGCTGTTGATAATATAAAACAGCAATTAGAAGCAGAAAGCAAGAGTGTTAAATGGCATAAAAGGAAATAATTATGGCTGAAGACGATAAGATAAAATATAGCGATATAATTGAGCCAGATGACTCGATTGAAAAGCTTGTCAAACAACTTGGCGAGCTCAATCAGTCATACGAGACAATGGTAAATGCTATCAGGGCAGGTGCAGATAGGATTGTGCATTCTCTTAAATCTGCTAGTGGAGCTACAAGTGAAGAGCGTAAAGCTATTGATGAAGCAACAGCATCTACGTCAAGGCTTGAGAGAGCTCAGAATGAGCTTAAATTAGCTTTATCTGATACAGGTAAACAGATTGCTTGGCTTAAAGCACAAACTTCAGATGCTAATAGAGCAACTGTAGAACAGCAGCGTTATATCCAGCAAGCTATATCTTCTTATGACCGTCTTAAGTCTGACCTAAAGCAAACAGTTGAGCTATATAAGTCTTTAACTGCGGCTGAAAGAGCAGATAGCGAAATGGGGCAACAGCTACTCAATGATATTCTTAATTTAAAAAATCAGATTAAGGCCCTTGATGACCAAATGAAGCCTCATATCCAAACTCTGTCTGAAGTAGAAAAGGCGGAGCAAAGATTAGCTTATTTACAGTCAGATGAAGGTAAAAGATTACTTGAGTTAAAAGCTAAGATTGCTGAGCTTACTTCTGCTAGAAAACAGCAGAAAGCTACAGTAGACCCATTAGCTCAGGCTCAAGAGAAACTTGCGTATGCTCAGTCAGAAGAAAATCAGCAGCTTAAACTCTATTCAACTCAAATACGAGAAGCAAATCAGATTGCTCAATTACAAGCTACAATTGCTAATTCTGCAGAAGGTTCTTATAATAGACTTTCAGCTCAATATGCATTAAATAAAATACGACTTAATCAGATGTCTGCAGCTGAGAGAGAAGCTGCTGACTCTGGTAAAAAGCTTGAAGCTGAAACAGATGCAATTTATCAGCAAATGATAAAATTGCAAGAAGCAACAGGTAATTATAGATTGTCTGTAGGCCATTACCAAAAAACATGGGATGGCTTAGGTATTTCTATTTCTCAAGTAGCACGAGAACTTCCTGCAGCAGCTGTATCGCTTAATACATTCTTCTTAGGTATCTCAAATAATATACCTATGGTAGTTGATGAAATTAACAGATTACGTGCTCAGAATAAACTTTTGCAAGCAGAAGGTAAAGCAACAGTAAGTGTAACAGGCTCAATAGTTAAAGCTTTGTTTAGCTGGAATACTGTGCTTGTTATATTACTTACTGTATTTTCCATGTTTGGCAAACAGATTATAACGTGGGTTGGTAATCTTTTCAAAGCAAAAAATGCTGTTATATCTACAACTGAGGCTCTTGATAATATAGCTAAAGAACTTGAAGATACTAATAATAGCTACGGTAATAACATTGTAAAACTAAAACAGCTACAACAGGAATGGAAAAATCTTGAAACTACTGCTAAAAAAGACCAGTGGATTAAAGATAACAAATCTAATTTTGACCAGCTTGGAGTATCTGTTAATAATGTAACAGATGCTGAAAATGTATTTGTAGATAATACTGAAGCTGTAATCAATGCTCTTAAATTAAGAGCTAAAGCCGCCGCTGCTCAAAAGTTAGCCGCAGATGAATATGAAAAAGCTTTAATCGCTAGAAATAAGGCAGAAACAGAAGCAGGTAAAGGCCCATCAGGTTGGGATAAATTCAAAAACTGGTGGGTGCAAACAAGTTTACGAGCCACCGATGAATATGGCATGAGCCCATCTGCAGCTAATTTACAAGTAGCTGACCAAGTATCTGCAGAAGATTTTAGGCAACAAAGAATTAAAGACCTTAACGATGAAGCAGATGCTGCAGAGAAAACAGGAGATGCATACTTTGACTTAGCAGCTGGATATGAAAAAGCTGCTAAAGCTCAACTTGAAGCTGCTGGCATAGAAGGAAAGCATAAAACTACAAAAACGCCGCGTGATTTAACTCGTACTATAAACCAGAATGATATAAAAATACAAAGAGAATACGAGGAAAGTGTAACTGAATTACTTAAAGATGAATATGCTAAAAGGCGTAAAGCCGCAGCTGACCAGGTCCAGGATGAAAATAACAAGCTTCGTGAGATGTATCGTCTTAATGAAGAATATGTTAAAAATGTAGATGGAAAATATAAAAAGCTTACTGAAGACCAAAAGAAACAAATTGATAGGCAGCAAGAGCTTATAACTAAGACTATTGCTAATAATTTACGAGCATTAGACCTTCAGTTACAACAAATTCAGAATGAGCAAAAAGTTGCTTCTTTGCAGACGCAGCGTAATACTATAAATCCTACTGACACTAGCGCAGCAACTGAAGCAACTCAAAATCAAGAGTCTACTGTAACTACCAATGTAGTAGTTACACGCGACGCTTCTCAGATGGAAGCCTCATTAGTAGAAGAGCGCAAACTCATGGAAGAAAATCTTGATTTGGAATATGCCTTGATACTTGATACTAATAAGAGATTATTAGAGGCAGGAGATGACCAAGCTCGTTCTGAAGAAGAAATACTTATTGAGCTCAACAAGAAAAAACTTGAGCTGTGGAGTGAGTATGACCAGAAAATCTTAGATGCAAGAGAGCGCGATATTGAAAATCAGCTTGAGCTTGTTAAAAAAGGCAGTGAAGATGAACTTAATCTGCTACTTCAGCAAAATGAAGTACGTAGACAATTAGCTTTAGCACAAAATGCTGCTAAACCCGCAGAACAGCAAGTAAGCACGTCTACTATTAATGCTAAATTTGATAAATCTGCAACTCAGATTAAAGGTTCATTTGAGATGACAGGCTTTGATGAACAACAAGCATTAGATAAAGCTGTATTTAATGAAGTAAAACGAAGTGAGACAGAAATAACTCGGTTTAAGCTTGAACAGGAAAAGGCCAGATGGGAAAAGCAAATAGCACTTGCTGAGTCTGGTGGGCTTGATTGGAGTCAAGCTCAGATTGATGCTGCCAAAGCTACTGTTAAAGGTATAGATCGTGAATTGTCAGAGCTCAATGATTTTATTAAAAATATCGGCAAAAAAGGTTTAGGTGGCACTTTGCTTGAGAAACTTGGCTTTGATGATGACCAGATTGATGCCCTAAAAGATGCCGTAAATATAGTAATAGAACAGCTTCAATCCATTATGGATGCCGAAGTTGAATTAGCTGAACAGGCTGTAGAAGCAGCTGAAGCTCGAGTAGAGGCCGCACAAAAGGCTTATGATGCAGAAGTAGAAGCAAGAAATAATGGATATGCTAACAACGTAGCAACAGCTAAAAAAGAACTTGAACAAGAAAAGAAAAACCAGCAAGAAAAACAGAAAATGCTTGCTGCTGCTCAAAAGCGTCAAGAAAATCTTAATACTGTAATTCAAGCATCTTCACTTATTACTGCTTCTGCTAATCTATGGAGCTCATTCTCTTCAATACCTATCGTCGGCCCAGCCCTTGCATTGGCTGCTATTGCTACGATGTGGACCTCGTTTGCTGTTGCGAAAGTTAAAGCTAAGCAGGTAACTGCAAGTCAATCAGAAGAATATGGTGAAGGTGGTCTTGAGTTCTTGGAAGGAGGTTCTCACGCATCAGGTAATGACATCGATTTGGGTGTAGAGAATAAAAAGAAGCGTCGTATGAAAGCTGAAGGTGGTGAGGCATTAGCAATTATCAATAAAAAACGAACAAGGAAATATAGAAAAATACTTCCAGATGTTGTTGATAGCCTCAATAAAGGAACGTTTGAAGATAAGTACTTAAATGCATTTGGTAATTCTGATAAGCTAAATATTTCTCTTAATTCTAATAATAATATGGATCTCTCTAAAATTGAGGATGATGTGCGAAGCATTAGAAAGCAGAATGAAACAAGGTATTATACTATGCCAGATGGAACTGTTATAATGCAACATAGGAATGTTAAACGTATAATTAAAAACTAAAAGATATGATACCTCCAAAATATAAATTCTACATATCAAAGAATGATGGTGATAAAGTAGAAGTAAGACCTCATTACAAAGAGCTTAATAAGAAATATGCAAAAGAAAGTGGCCAAGAATTTTTCCGTATTTCGCTAGATGGAAAAATAAATTTGTTTGGCACTGACTATGAAATAGTAAGTCAATCAAACATAGAAGACCAACTTGTTTTTATAATAGATAAATATAACAGTACTTCCAAAAAATGGGTTGAATATTATAGAGGTGAATTTAGTAAGACTGATTGTAAATTCGACCATGATAAGAAGAAATGTGAACTTAAAACTACAGCAGTAGATGGATATACTGAGGTTATGAACAAGTATGAAAATACTTATGACCTTATAAAGCTTGCTCCTGAAATATCAAAAATAAACTTGCATAAACGCTCACTCATGCAAGTTTATGTCCGTGGTGCCAATTCTATAACTAATTTCTTCGGTGGTACCTATTGGGAAGATGATGTGAATGAAAGCATAGATGACAATGCTGCGCTTATAAATAACTTCTATTTTTCCTATATAAAATCTGGTAATGAATTTTACATAGGAAATTCTAACGAAGCAGGTGTTAATGGCGTATATGCCGGAACTAATGGTTATTATAGCAACTGGAATGGCTATACTTGCTATTTAGAGAAAAATCCTGATGCTCAACCACCATTTACAGATGTAAGCTACTTTATTATGATAAAAAGAAATTCAGATAATAAAGTACTATATAAATCTGAAACAGCTGTTAATATCGATGATGAAACGCTGTTTTCAGAAGACCGAGATTACACTAATGATAAACACTTAAGATATACCTCTAAACTAATAGATGTGGAAAATGCTAAAAACTCATGTACTATAAGTAATTTGTTTACATATAGAATATATAGGCGCTTACTTTGTGATGTAGATACTGTAGAAGACTCAGAAGGTGTTAAAAATACCTATGATTTACCATCAGATGATTTTGTCACTGATAATAGAAACTATAAAAAATGTATTGGCTTAAAAGGAGGTTTATTCTTTTGTACTTCTAGAGCAGTAGATGAGCCAACAAAATATGGTCTAAATGATTACGGACAGTATTTTACTAACCAGTTTATTCCTAGTAGTACAGGTTTAGGAAGACCTTTGCCTATTAGCAAAAATTCATGGGCAAATGCTTCACTGTGGTATGTATATGATAGTTTTTATGAATATTTTGAAGAAAAATTAAGAAAACAGTATGTATTAAAAGATAGTTATTCTATTGGCGCGGCCATAAAGGCTATTCTCAAGAAAATAGACCCTACATTATCACATGAGCCAACTGCAGAATATAGCCAATTTTTATATGGCACAACTAATCCACTAGGATTAGCAAGATTTTATGTATATATTACCCAAAAAACTAATATATTAAAAGGTGATTATGACCAGCCTGCTCAGAAAGCTGAAACTTCACTCGAAGAGCTTATGAAAATGTTGCGTGATTGCTTTAGATGTTATTGGTATATTGAAGACAATAAATTCAAAATAGAGCACGTATACTTCTTTATGAATGGTGGAAGCTATTCTAGTAGGTCAAGCTATCAGCTTGATTTTACTAAACTTACAGACCAATTTAATAAGAAGCTATCATCTTATTTCCAATCTGAAGTAGAGTTTGAAAAATCAGACTTAAATCAGCGATACGAATTTGCATGGATGGACGATGTAACCGATTTGTTTGGTGGTGTAACCATTGATGTGAAATCTAATTATATACAAAAAGATAAAACAGAAGAAATAAACATTGGACAGTTTTCATCTGATGTGGATTATATGTTATTTAATCCAACAAACTTTTCAGAAGACGGTTTTGCACTTTTATGTCCTGTAAAAAATGGTTCACTACTTGAATTACCAATTCTTACTATAGATGGCCTTATTAATGAAAATGGCGATAGTTATAAAGCTATAGCACAAAACTGGTATGCATCGTGGATATATTTACAAAATATGTATATGTGGGATATGCCAGCATCAAACTTAGAGTCTAATGTAATTGGAAATATATACGCAAGAGATATTAAAAAATGCATGAAGCACACTATAGAATTTCCTATAGAAGAAGATTTGAATGAACTTGAGCTAATTAAAACTACTATAGGGAATGGAAAAATAGATGAAATGTCTATCAATGTAAATACTAGACAGGCAAAGATAAATTTACTTTACCGGCCTCAATAAAGCTGTGTGTTAAAAATTATTAAGAAATTTTCTTATATAGATTTTTATTTGTAAATTAGCAGCATGAAGTTAGTGAATAATAACATATCGCCATTGCCTTTTTACGATAATCTTGCACTGCAAAATCATCGTAAAGATTATGCTTTTGGCCAGGTTTATCCGCTAATAACCTATAAGAATATGTTATTGCCTTTTCAAGTAGTATTAGCAAATGGAACATCTGTGAATTGGGTTAGACTATATAATTCCAGCACAGGAAAATATACTGATATAACGACTAGTATAAAAGAAAATGGTTTACAGATTAAGTCATTTACTGGATTTAAACTATTGAAATATCCTGGCACTCTTCCTATTATAGGAATTGTGCATGAAGGCCAATACTATTTGGCAATATCTATATCTGGTTTAGGAACTATATATTCTGATATTTTTACAGTATGCAATAAGGTAGACGATTATCTGCTTCTTGAGTATTACAACTCATATAACTTTGAGCTTAAAAATGGCATAGTAGATTTTTCTGACAATTTCAAATTTAGGTGCTACTTGAATACACAAATCGGTAAACCTGAATATGACTTTGAGGAAGAAGCTACTGAGCGGATGGGCTATACATTTATTGAGAGCCAAATAAGCAAAAAGATTTATAAGTTTACGTTCTTAGCTCCTGAATACCTGTGTGATGCTCTTAGGATTGTAAGGCTATGTGAAAGCAAACAAATTACAAGTAAACTGCAGACTTACGATTTGACAACATTTAGTATGGAGCCTGAATGGGAAGACCAAGGAGATTTAGCTGCAGTTGAATGTGAATTTGAAACTGATACTGTTATAGCTAATATAGGTGGGTATGAGCCTAAATTGGCGGGAGGTGATTTTAATAATGATTACAATAACGATTATAAAACAGAGTAAAAATGGCTAATTGGCAAATACTAAAAGCTGCTATTGCTGATGTTATAAAGACTAACGGCAATCAAGAAATTACCGGACAGCTTATGCAGAATATACTCAACAAAATAGTAAGTTCTGTAGGAGAAAATTCTACATTTGCTGGAATCGCTACACCATCAACAAACCCTGGTGCGCCTGATGGTAATGTATTCTATTTAGCTACAGAAGCCGGAACTTATTCTAATTTCAATGGCATAGAGATAGCATCTGGAGAAGCTGTTATTTTGGAATGGAGAGGAAGCTGGGTAAAGAAAACAGCCGGATTTGCAACACAGCAACAGCTTTCCGAGTTAGAAAGTTACTTAAACGGTGGTAATGTTGGACGCATATATATTAATGAGGATGATCTGGTTACCGGACGCTGGACAGGTGAGGGTAAGAATCTGAAAGCAGATTCAATGGAAGGATATTTGCGCCCTAAAAATTTGTATGACATAACTTTGAAAGCCGGTGACTTGATTTCTGTATATGACAAGGCTGGAAAACAAGTAAAAGCCAACAGTCTCGCCGGACTGAATATGAAGTTCAAAAACTCAACTAATAGATCATCCATCATCTCCTATCATGACAACGGTACTTATTACAAACTCACTGAGGATGCGATGCAAATGACATTTTTTGGCACTTCGGAGGTAGTTGAGAAGATTACCGGTTACTATTTCAAGGGATTTCGGGTTAAAGGCCTTGACGAAAAAATCAGTGATGTCAATGAGTCTATAAAAATCACTGATTTTTATCATTCTCTTAAGATACTTTTCATTGGTTCTTCCTTTGGGGTTGACACGATTAATTACGTTGGAGATATAGCGCATAGTTATAATTTTAATATTGTTATCGGCAACCTTTATGTTGGCGCTTCTGGAATTAAGGATTATATAACATTTTACGAATCCGACCGCAAAATATCCTACTATAAGTGGAATTTGAATGCCATTGCCTGGGAGAATGGCACCAGTACGGTAAAAGAAGCCTTGTCCGATGAAGCGTGGGATTTTGTGGTAATCCAGAACGGAGCATATCAATCCGCAGATGAGTCAACCTATTGGGATCAGGACGAGAAAGGGGATATTACCAAGAACTATGTGAATCTGTTTGCTGACATCATTGATAGATGTTGCCTGTTCTCGCATCCTGTAATCTGTTTCAACATGACATGGGCGTACAGCGTATATCATACGCTTTCATCATCGCTAGGTTCGAAGGACAAGTGGCTGAGTTTCGGCATTAATCAAAAGCAGAGGCAGCTGGGTATGTATACGGAATTGTGCCGCTTGGCTCAAAAGGTATTGCAACATTGCCCGAAAGTAAAATTCGTCATCCCTTCCGGAACAGCCGTACAAAATGCCAGAGGCACGTCTTTAAGGACCGACACGACCATACAGGGAGTTGTGTCTCAATCCAATCCGGAAACGGGCACTCTTGTAACAACCGTGGTCCCAACCATAGAAGAGGCTGAATCAATGACTGACTTGAATCAGGCTGCGGTAGATTTTCCATTTATGGCCGGTAAGGATAATAACTTCATGAACTGGCATTATGGTACAGATTTGAGCAGGGACTGTCTGCACATGACAGAAGGGATCGGAAGATATCTTGTAGGAGGAGCCTTATGGCAGATGATTGGTTATAAACTTAGTCGCTTAAACTTTACAGGGAATACATACCGGACGACTAAGGAAGACAAAACGAATTACAGAATCATAGCGGTTACTGACAGAAGAGCTGATATCGCTCAAAAATGCGTGATTGCCGCATTGGATAACCCGTATGGGGTTTCAGACATTGCGGAATAAAACATATATTTATGATACGAGAACTAATCATCAGATTAATAAACCATCTGTCCGTAGAAGTACACCCGGATGCGGAATGGTTTTAAGCATAAGGTTGCAAGGTACGATTTTAACGGAGATTTTAATAACGATTTTAATATAGAGTAAAAATGGCAAATTGGTCTGTTCTAAAAGCAGCTATAGCTGATATTATAAAAACTAATGGTAATCAAGAGATTACTGGACAGCTTATGCAGAATACACTCAACAGTATAGTAAGTTCTATAGGAGAAAATTCTACATACGCAGGAATAGCTATACCTACGACTAATCCAGGAGCTCCAGATGGGCCAGTATTCTATTTAGCTACTAAGCCCGGAACTTATTTTAATTTTAACGGCATAGTAGTAAATAACAATGAAACTGCAGTATTAGAATGGAAAAATGGAGCTTGGACAAAGTCGAGTTCTGGTTTTGCATCTGAAACTTCAGTCAATAGTATATTATCAACTATTAGTAGAGGCCTAAGATTTACGTATTGGTCGCCCACACAAGAGCCTACCATTGAAAGCATTTCTGATACGTTATATGCTATAACGTATAATAGATTAACGCTTGTTGATTTACTTACTCGTAAAATATATGGTACATTTGCTGTTAAATCTGCGGTTGTTAATGTTTCGAAAAAAGGATTATTACTCGTATATGCTGATTTATCTGGTACTGATGTAGAACTTTATTATGACTATATCAGCCGCCCAACTTCTGCAGATGAAGCTGGTGATTACAAGGCGATTACGGATGTAACAACTGTATTGCCTTTGTTGACTGTCGATGAAAACATGAAAATTGAGGATATAATGAAATTGCAGTCACGGTCTCAATACGGAAATGTACCTTCTGTAATAACAGATATTCTTAATAACAAGGCAGAATTTGATAGCTATGCTAAGTTTCTCAACTATTCTAAGGCATTAAGCCACTATACCTATTGGATTCCTAGCACTGCTCCTAAAGCAGAAATTATTGAAGAAGATGGCATAACTCGTATATCTTATGATATTCTTACCATAGTAAATATGGCTTATTGGGTAAGAGGTACGAATGTAGAGAACTCATCTAGAATACTGCAGCCAAGTTCAAGAGTTATAGATATTCCTACTACTACCGGTGTATTCATTATATATTATGATATGGCTGATAAAGCTTTTCATTATCAGAATATAGGCGGCGCAGCGGGTACACCAACTGAGTATATGAAAGTAATAACTTCTCCAAGAGATGTCATTCTGTTGCTCTTAGTAGAAAATAATAAGCTTTATGATTTGTTGGCATTAGCCTCAAGGTATATACCTGGTAGTTTTGATTTGTCAGTTGAGGGCATAGCAAAGCGCCTATATCCAGAAAATGTTGTTGTAGGTCTTAATCCTCTTTTGTATACAAAGTATAAATGGGATATTACTGGCTCTAAAGAAAATACAACTGCTATAGATGTAAGATTATCCGCAAGACTTCATCATAAGCATAAGTTTCTTTATATAAGAGGCAAAGTAGTTTATGAGGAAGGAAAATTTGTTAGCCCAAGAATTTATATCGACAATAACAAATATGCTGTAGGCGAAAATAAAAATACCTTTGGCCCTTATGATCTTACATGTGATGAAGAAGGTAATTTTGATGAGTATGTTGCTATACCAGAAAGTGCATGGGATGATGTAGATTTTGAGACTTATGGCTATAATATGTTTGTTATATTACAAAACGGCAATAATTATCCTGTAAGCCTATTTGTATATGAGTCATTTGTTGGCGATTATCCGGGAAAAGAAAATGTCATAGTATTGCCAAATGAGCAGATAGAAGATACTATAAAATATGCTGAACAGCTAAATACTTTCATTAAAATTGATGAAAGTGATGCAGTATTTGGTAATAATAATCCAGAGGCCAATTTAACTAACATTTTTCCAATAGCTGCGCACGTAGATTTCTCAGCTACTACTACGAATAGCGAGGCCAAGTCAGACGGATTTTTAACAGAAATAACAGCTTTGGTAAATAATGCTGGTACTTATACTTTCAAAGTAGGATTGCTAGACCAATATCCTAGATTTGTGCCATCTTATGAATTTACTCTAAACCTTGCTAATGGCCGCAATGTCATAGATGTATCTTCTATGAATATTCCTATAGCAAAAGGTGAACAGCTTGCTATAAGTTGTACAAGCAATGCAGGAACTAGCGGTAATTCTTCTATAAGATATAAACAAAATTCTGAAGCTATAGAGCACGAACTCTTTTACGGCAATAATAATAGCACTTGGGCTAAGTTGGACACAACGTATGGAGGCGAGATTGTTTTATCATATAAGATGAAGACGCTAGAAACAATCTTTGCTCTAAAATCACAAATAGAACAGCTAAATGAGCAGATAGAAAAACAGAATGATACTATAAATAGCCTAAGATATGTATATGATAATAATGGAGTACCTTATAAATTATCAATATACAATGGAGAAATAGTAGTAAAATCTATGCAGTATAAAAAAGTATTAGCACTTGGCAATTCATTAACTTCTCATCATTATGCTGAAAATATTGGCTATTATGGAGACGTTGAGTGGGCTATGGCTTCTACTAATAAGATAACTACTACATGGACCAACCATTTGCAAACAATTCTAAGGCAAAAACAATCAGGTGCTACTGTAACACCATTTAATATATCAGCATGGGAAACTAACTATATGGGTGTAAATTTAGATACTTTATTCGCATCCCATAAAGGCATTGAATATGATTTGATAGTGATAAGAGCAGGTGAAAATGGAACGGCTGGTAGTGATTACGCACAAGGAGTAGATAGGCTTGTTACATTTTTAAGAACTAATTTCCCTCTTGCTGATATAATAATTACAGATATGTTTTGGCATAATTCTGTTAAAGAAGCAGGTTTTAGAGAAATAGCAGAAAAATATAATTATCCATACATATCATTCGGTAATATAGCTGATAGATGTTTGTTGGGTCAAATGCTTATGGGCAGAGATGATGAATTCCATCCGATTACTCATAATGGAGTTGCTGGTCACTGTACAGATGTATGCTTCTTTGATTTTGCTAATATATTAGCAAATGCCTTATCTTACGAAACAATATCTGGAAAACATACAGTTACAGTAAATTCTTCTAAAGAGTATGGATTGAATAATACAAGCCAGATATATAACGGGTATGTAACAATTCTTACGTATGGGTCATCTGAACCTACTGTCAACGTAGAAAAAAGTAGTGGAGGCTTAATATCTACAGAAGTTATGAGCTTGTCTGGTGTTTCTTGGATAAATGTCCCTTCACAAATTCCTACTTATGCAGTAGTATTTAAGATGCCAGATGAAGATGTAATTGTATCATACTAACGAATGCTTTGCGCCTTTTCTAGAGAGGCGTCTGCATATATAATTAACATTATTTACTAACTTTCTAAATTCTTCAAATTATGGGCGAAAAAGTAAAAGAAGCGTACTCGCGTTGCTGGATGCAGCTGAGGCAGAGTTGAAAGTAGGTAACACAGATTTTACTGATATATAAACAAGAATATATTTTGCGCAGGAATATAGATAAATAACTTAAGTATTAACAATTAAAAATTTCTAAAATCATGGGAAATTTTGATGTCGAAAAGACAATCGTTGTTCCAGACAGCGGAGGCACTGGGAATAACTTCCTAGCAGGTATGCTTGCATCCGCTTGTCAGTCTAAAGCCTTGATGCTAATGCAGTAATGGCTTTGTGTGGAAACAGAAATGGCTCATTTGGAAATGGCTGGGATGGTATTATCGCTCTTATTGTCATCGCCGCAATCTTCGGAGGAAATGGCAATGGTTTGTTTGGTAATAACAATAATAGCACAGAGCGCCAGATGCTTATGGACGCAATTCAGCGCAATGGCGTTGATATTAGCCAGCTGGCAAGCACTTTGAACTGCTCTGTTGGTCAGGTACAAGCTGCTATTCAGCAAGTTGCTAGCCAGGTATGCAATGTAGGTAATCAGGTTGGTACGACTGGCCAGCAGATTATCAACTCAATTCAACAAGGCGATATGGCTCTTACTCAGCAAATCTGCAACTGCTGCTGCGATATCAAAACAGGTATCAAGGACCAGACTATTGCATTGCAAGGAGAGCTTAATAGCGTTAACCGTAGTGTTGAACGTGGTTTTGCTGATGTTGGCTATGCAACTCGCGACCAGACTTGCAACATTGAAAAGGCTATTCAGGCATCTACTGAGTCAATTCTTGCTGGTCAGCGTGCCGCTGAGATGCGTGAAATGCAGCGTGAAATTGCTGAGCGCGACCGTCGAATTGCTGAACAGGCTGTTATCATCAATAACGCACAGCAGTCAGCCGCTTTTGCTCAGATGATTAGCCAGGCCGTAGCTCCTTTGAGTGCTGGCATCAATTCTCTTAATGCAGAGATTGCAGGCATTAAGTGCCATTTGCCTGAAACTAAAGTAATTCCTTGTGGAGACAATTATGTAAAAGTCAATACTGGCTTTAACATTCCTCTTCAGGTATCGCCTGCGGCTTATGGCGCGTGCGGTGCGTTCGGTGGCTATCCATATGCCTATGGCTATAACTGCGGCAATAATGGTGGCTGGGGTTAATTAAAGAAAGGAGGCTATTATGTCATATCCTATTAACCCTTACATACTCGCTAATAGCCAAGGTATTCCACGCCTTCAAGCAAATTCAGTAACAGTTAATACTTCAGAGGTACGCTTTAGTTTTCAGAACCATAGATTTCTTAATGCTCCTTTCGTTGGATTGATACTATTCAAACTGCCTTCTATTCCTACAGGAACGACAGCAACTTTGCCAATAGTATTTGCTACGAATGGAAACAATCAAGCAGCTATCAACTATGAAACTGGAGCTCCTTTAACAGTAGCTGATGTTGCAAGAGCAGGTATATTCTTAGCTATTTACGACTCAGAAGATGGAACTCTGTATGTATTTCCGACAGCTGCGGCTACAACCGCGACTACGTAATTAAAATCAAAGAGCGCCAAGCTGATAAGCTTTATGAATGCGCAGAAAAAGTGCATAGAGGCGCAAAGAAGCTCATGGAATTTATCGAAGATGAAATTCTTGAGTCAGAAGAGCTTGATGAGCGCTACGGTGGTAATGGCAGTGGCACAGGTGGTTACCGCGATGACGACGATGACGACGACGATGAAGACTACAATGAGCGCCGGGGTGTACCTGGCACTGGTAGATATGGTCGTCGTAGATACGGTCGAGGACGCCGCTACTAATAACTAATTTCAACTGAGGCCGTGCTTGTTGAGTACGGCCTCTTTTACTTAAAAAACTTTAATAATATGGCAGCAAGAAAAAGATTACCGCTTGATATGTATGATGACATACCAACGGAAATGAGAAAATACCTTCGGTTTCATGGATGGCACTTTAATAAAAAGGCATGTGATTTTGCAGTAAGTTTAATGCGCAAAAAGAATGCTTCTACCGGTAAGACAGAGAAAATAGAGCCTCTTACAAAAGACCAAGTCGACTCTATGCTTGCAAAATATGGCGTGACTCTAGAAAATAACGTAGACTATGACTATGTGTATGTTGCTAACATGGGAAAAGCTGATTTGCTTAAAAGTAGTATTACTGATGAGCAACATTTAGCTTTGTACGTAAAAGATGTAGTCGACGACGTAGATGCAGGCGATGGAGAAATAATGCGCGAATGGGATGCTAAAATGACATCCAGAGGTATAGCCGTAGATTGGGAAGAAATTCTATGATAGCAGGAAAATTCTATCTTGAAAACTATGCTAATTGGCACATATCATACTTTATAATGACAGATGCCAATGACGCAGAAGAAATAATAGATGAGTTGTATAGCTTAAAATGTAGTAAACGGTTTTTGAATAGAGCTAAAGAAATTTTATACTCAAATAGGCGTAATATAGGAATAGCTTATAGCAATCCTAAATATAAACGTAGCGCAATAGTAGTATCAAAAACTACTAACATTTGGGAATTTTTCAATAGCTTTGCTCATGAAGTAGACCATGTTGAAAAGCATATTGCTAAAACGTTGAATTTCAGTCCTTATAGCGAAAGTGCTAGTTATCTAGTTGGTGAAATTATAAGAAACATGTTTTATAACATAACAAAGAAAATGCTATGCTAGAACTCATTGAAGCAAAAGACCTAGAAGCTCTTATGTTTTTTATAACTGTTAGAGTAGTAATAATAGTTATATGCTGGATTTTCTCTACTATAGCGTGTATCGTTGATTTTTGGAGTGGTACATTAACAGCAAAGATTTTAGGCGAAAAGCTTATGTCTCATGGCTTTAGGCGTACTGTTGTAAAAATAGGCGATTATGCTAGAGTTCTCATGTTTGCATTTATGGTAGATGTTTTAGGAAGCTTGCTATCGTTTTATATACTGCCATTTGCAACTATGCTTTGTGCTTTAGCAATACTTTGCATAGAAGGCAAATCTGTATTAGAAAATAGCAAAAGAAGAAAAGCGCATGCCGGAGATGTTCCAGATATGATTAAGCAGATTATTCAAGCAGCTACTACTGAACAAGGCAACGAAGTCTTTAATAAAATAGTAAAACAAGTATCTCTTAACAATAAAGAAAAATGAGAAAAATCAATAAACTCATAGTGCATTGCTCTGCAACGCCTGAAGGAAAAGACGTCAAAACCGAAACTATTCGAGATTGGCATGTTAATGGCAATCATTGGAAAGATATTGGTTACCATTATGTAATTGAGCTCGATGGCTCTGTTCATAAAGGCAGAGATGAAAGTGTAGTTGGAGCCCACTGCTCAGGTCAAAATGCAAACTCTATAGGAGTATGCTATGTAGGAGGCGTTGCTAAAGACGGTAAAACTCCTAAAGATACGCGCACTGAGGCTCAAAAGCAATCTTTACTCGAATTGCTGAAAAGCTTAAAGGTAAAATACCCAAATGCTACTATTCATGGACACAGAGAATTTGCAGCTAAGGCATGCCC